GTGAAAAAAATCAAAAAACCGCGTCTTACCGGCTGGATTGTGACATCCGCTTTCCTCTTTGCTGTTATCGGGCTGATTTCACCGCAGCAGCTTCCCGTCACCGTCTATAAGCTCTCGCTTATTTCACTCGCCGCAGTATTAGGCTATTGGCTGGATCGCTCGCTGTTTCCTAAAGCGCGTCCCGGTTTGTTTCTCGAACAAGGGGATGAACCTGCGCCGCGCGGACGCTTCTCGGTTCGGGACGGGCACCACACCGTCTTTGCCGCGGCGATGTTGCGGCGTGCGCTGATTGTGTCCGCTGTCTGCATCGGCGTAGCGATGGGGTTGTGATATGCGCTACCTTTTCATCACGCTGCTTTTTAGCCCGATATTTTTTAGTGCTGCGGCCTGCGCTGACACGATCCCTCGTGCTGCGCAGGCGTACCGCAGTGATGTTATCCGTAGCGCACGGCTGGATTGGGGCATGAATGCCCCGATTGCGGACTTTGCCGCGCAGCTGCATCAGGAAAGCGGCTGGAATCCACGGGCCGTCTCTCCCGTCGGCGCACAGGGGCTGGCGCAGTTTATGCCGACAACCGCTGACTGGTTTAGCGGTATTGTTCCTGAACTTCGCGCAAATCAACCGTTTAATCCAGCCTGGGCTATCCGTGCTCTGACAGGTTATGACCGCTGGTTGTGGACGCGAATCAGTGCCAGCAATGATTGCGAACGCATGGCAATGACCTTGTCGTCTTACAACGGCGGGCTTGGCTGGTTACAGCGTGATAAACAGCGCGCTAAGATCGCCGAGAAAGACATCCTTCGCTGGTTCGGTCATGTGGAAACCGTCAATGCCGGGCGCAGCGCCGCCAACTGGCGTGAGAACCGTCATTATCCCGACCGCATTCTGCATCAGCTGGCGCCACGGTATCTGAGCTGGGGGAGGGCGAGCTGTGTGGAATAACCTGTTTCTTACTAGCCTGAAATCCTTTTTTTCACCACGTGTGGTCACCGTTCTGCTTGCCGTTGTGCTGCTACTCGCGATTTATCTGACCGGTCGTAATCAGGGTTATCAACTGGCGCAAGCATTGGGGAATGCCGCGCTGGCAAAACAGCAGGCGGCATTCAATTTGCTACAGCAACAGCAGGCCGAAACCCAGAATCAGTTATTACGTGCGGCGGCGGAACAATACCAGCAGCAGGTAGAGCGTGGGAATCAACTCGAACAGCGCTATGTCGCAGCGCGTCAAAAACTGGCGGCGGATAACGCCGCCCTGCAACGGAAAATCGATCATGTTACTCAGCAATACATTGACGAAAAAGGCAAGGCTCAGCCTGTGCAGTGCGTGTTTACTCGTGGCTTCGTGCAGTACTACAACGCCGCTTTCGGTTTGTCCGCCGACGGTGCCACAGACGTTACCACCGCTGCCCGCCGCACTGGCGCAGCGTCCGGTTCCGGCGCAACCGCTGACGCCGAACTACAGCCTTCAGGCATCTCCCAGCGCGATATTCTCGCCAACATCAGTGACAACGGAGAGCGCTATCAGGCACTAAGCGCGCAGGTTAATGCGCTGCTGGATTACATCGAAGCGCTACAACAGGCAGGGGAGGTAACACGTGAAGATTGAAGTGGAATTCTGGTCGCTGGTCGGCCTGCTGTTGTCATTTATGAGCTTCCTGTTTGCCGCCGGGCGGATTCTGCTTACGCAGATTGAAAAGCGACTGAACGAGCGTTTTGCCGCCCTGGAAAATGCACGTCAGAAGAGCGAGCAAGGGTGGACGCGACTGGAGCGTGAGTTTCTGGAATTTCGTGCTGACTTACCACTGATCTACGTACGACGTGAGGATTACATCCGTGGTCAGACGGTCATCGAAGCCAAGCTGGATGCGCTTTATAACAAGCTGGAATTGGTGCAGCAGCGGTATTCGGGAGGCAATCATGGCTGATACGCAGTGTATCCGACAGGAATCGATGCGTTGGCATTTGCTTATCGCATTAAACAAAACGCGACCTTATACCGCGAATGAAATGTTCCTGCTAGCGCTGATGCAGCGGCTGTATGCCGATGCCTCAGAACCGGAGCTGCGTCATGCACTGGATTATCTGGCCGATCGCAAGATGGCGGTATTGACCAAGGAGGTGGGCGGCGTCTGGCTGGCGAATCTCACCCGTCTTGGCGTGGATGTCGTGGAGTATGCCGTTGATTGTATGGTTGGCATCGCTCGACCGGAAAAATACTGGGATCGGTAATCCCCTTGTATGGCTTTCTCTTCTGTCTTTACGCGTTACCAGTGTCGTCATATTCCTCTGCGCCAGCACGGTTGTGCTGGCGTTTTTTTATCGAAAGAATTTTTATTTTTCAGCGTATTAGCCGGTTTTTTCAAATAAATCACTTCGCTGTTTTTTCTAAAACAGATTAAAAGCCGCAGCCCGTCGTTATCCGGATACTAGCGCCATCAACACGATGTGCCACTAAAACAGTGTGCCATCAAAACAGCGGGTGAACGGATATGAATACCAGACCAATTATCGATGCGGTGATAGCCCGCCTCCAGCAGCACTTACCGACGCGGCGGATCACGTCTTGCCCAGAAAACATTCTGAGCGAGCCCGATCGTCTGACGCTCGGTGATGTGCTGGTGGGATATCGCGGATCCGAATTTTCCGCACCGGAAGATGTGGATTCTCCGGTTCAGACGCAGCGGCCACGGCTGATGGTTGCCGTGCTGTTACCGGAGCTGGATGGTGCAGATGGTGTGCTGGCTACGCTCGATACCGTCCGTCAGGCGTTGGGAGGATACCGACTGCCTGACTGCCATCGCGGTATCCGGTTAGTTCGTGACCGCTACGTGGGTTACACCGAAGGGCGCTGGCATTACGCCATCGATTGCACCACTGAAACCCTGTTTATCGAAGACCGCGAGCAGACGGATGGTCCGCTGCTTACCACGGTTAATTATGAGGAGAAAGACGCATGAAGTATCGCTATACCGGCCCCGCCAGCGGCGTCACGCTGGCAGATGGTCAGGAAATTCTGCTTTGGCCCGCTCAGGTTACTGAACTGCCAGCAGATCATGAGTACGTGAAAACGCTGATCGCGCTGGGCTATTTGCTGCCTGTCGCAGGTCAGAATCTGGCTGATAGCGAAACGGAGGTGACCCTTGGCCGCTAATTATTTACACGGTGTAGAAACGATTGAAGTTGAAACCGGTGCTCGTCCGGTGAAAACCGTCAAATCTGCGGTAATTGGGTTGATTGGTACGGCGCCGCAGGGTGCAGTCAATGACGTTACGCTGTGCCTGTCCGAAAAGGACGCGGCGCAGTTTGGTAGCCAATTCGGCGGTTATACCATCCCGCAGGCGCTGGATGCGATTTACGATCATGGCGCGGGTACGGTTCTGGTTATCAACGTGCTGGATCCGGCGAAACACAAATCATCGGTGAGCGCAGAAAAAGTCACCTTTGACAAAGCGACCGGTACGGCGCAACTGGCTAACCGCGTGGTTGCCAAGCTGGTCCTGACGGCGGCAGAAGGCGGTCAGCCGTTTGTTGAAGGTCAGGATTATACGCTGGATGCGCAAACCGGCGTCCTGAAAAATCTGGGTAAAAATATCGATGCCGCCGCTGTGGTCAACGCGTCTTATGACTTTGCTGATGTCACGAAAGTGACTGCTGCCGACATCATCGGCAGCATCAATGCCGCGGGCAAACGCACCGGTATGAAGCAGCTGAACGATACCTACAACCTGTACGGCTTCTTTGCCAAGATTCTGATTTCGCCGGTGTTCTGTACGCAAAACAGCGTAACAACCGAGCTGATCGCGTTGGCGGACAAACTGGGCGCGATTGCCTACATCGATGCGCCAATCGGTACCACTTTTGCGCAAGCGCTGAGCGGTCGTGGCCCGGAAGGCACGATCAACTTCAACACCAGCTCTGAACGCGCTCGTCTGTGCTATCCGCACGTAAAAGTGTACGACGGGGAAACCAACAGCGAACGTCTGGAGCCTTTGTCGGCACGTGCTGCCGGCCTGCGTGCCAAAGTCGATCTGGAGAAAGGTTTCTGGTGGTCGTCGTCCAATCAGGAAATCAAAGGGATCACCGGCGTAGAGCGCCAGCTGTCCGCGATGATTGACGATCCGCAGAGCGAAGTGAACCTGCTGAACGAGCAGGGCATCAGCACCATTTTCAACAGCTACGGCTCCGGCCTGCGTCTGTGGGGCAACCGCACCGCAGCCTGGCCAACCGTGACGCACATGAAGAACTTTGAAAACGTGCGTCGTACTGGCGATGTGATTAACGAATCCATCCGCTATTTCAGCCAGCAATACATCGATATGCCGATCAATCAGGCGCTGATCGATGCGCTGGTGGAATCCGTCAACGCCTACGGTCGCAAGCTGATCGGTGACGGTGCGCTGCTGGGCTTCAAGTGCTGGTTCGATGCTGCGCGTAACGAGCAAACCGAGCTGGCGGCAGGGCACCTGTTGCTTAACTACAAATTCACTCCGCCGCCGCCGCTTGAGCGTCTGACCTTTGAGACGGAGATCACCTCGGAATACCTGGTAACGCTGGAGGGCACTAACTGATGGCCGGGAAAATTGAAGTAAACCGTATTACCAACGCCAACATCTACATCAACGGCACCAACCTGCTGGGGCGTGCGCAGGAAATCAAACTGCCGGATGTCTCCATGATTATGCAGGAGCACAAGGCGCTGGGCATGGTCGGCAAGATCGAACTGCCTGCGGGCTTCGACAAGCTGGAAGGCGAGATCAAATGGAACTCCTTCTACCGCGAAGCGATGCTGGCGGCAGCGAATCCGTACCAGTCGCTGGCGCTACAGTGTCGCTCCAGCGTGGAACGCTACGGCTCTCAGGGGCGTATCGAAGAAGTGCCGCTGGTGACGTACATGACCATCATGTTCAAAAAGAATCCGCTGGGCACGTTCAAGCAGCACGAAAACCCAGATTTCAGCAGCGCGTTCAACTGCACCTACATCAAACAGGTGATGAACGGTGAAGACCTGCTGGAACTGGATTACATGTCCAACATCTTCATGGTGGGCGGCGTGGATCAACTGAACAGCTACCGCGCCAATATCGGCGGTTAATTTATCTTCCAGGCCTGTCAGTGAGGCGGGCGTTTCTATCAATCAGTGAGGTGACTATGGCAGTTTATTCTATTATCGATTTTGAAAATCAGTATCATTTTCAGTGTCCTGATGATGTATATATTCTAGATGCGGCGGAAGATTGGGGCCGTAATGATTTGCCGTACAGCGATCGTGCGGGCGCGTCATACACATCAGCTGCACGTTTAATTTCTGGCAAGATTGATCAAAGTGAAGATTGGATTTTAGATGATGCGCAGAAAGCTGCTGGATTTTTTCTTACAGATAATACATATCCGTTAAGTGATTGTGTTGTGCGCTTCTTCGCTGAAGAAGAATTAATGAATTGGGTTCCTGGGACCGTATAAATATTCACACGTTTTGCATCAGGGGCTTCGGCCCCTTTCTTATGCCTGCCGCTTTCGTTTTCTAATTCACTTTAAAATCGTTATTCCTCGCCGCACGCGATACTGCTCCCGACATTTACTAAGGAGCCGTTATGCACACTGAAACTTATTCTCTGCAATTCCCTTACACCACTTCTGCTGGCCAACGCGTGGACTCCATTTCACTCAAGCGTCTGAAAGTCAAAGACATCAAAGCGGTGAAAAAAATCAGCGATGACCCAAGCAACTGGGACGACGCGCTACTGTCGCGCATGACCGGTCTGGTGCCGGAAGACATTGATGAGATGGACGCGCAGGACTACATGGCGCTGCAAAAACGATTTCAACAGCTACTTGGGCTGGATAACGCAGCCGGCGCTGCTGTGGAAAGCGCAAGCCCTGCTGGCGAGATGGTTTCGCTTTCAGCCGAGTGAGATTGATGCGCTGGAACTGGACGACTTTGAACGCTGGCTGGATGAGGCCAGTGAGCAGATAAAACGTGAGAACGGTGAGGAAGACTGATTACTGACAGGATTAATTCGGCCACCATCTATCCTACCCCGGCCAGCGACAGGACGCTGGCCGTTTTGCTCCCTTACCACCTGTCTCTTCTATCGCTTATCACCCGTCCTTTTCCTCGTCTTATCCCCGGTTTGTGATGGGGAAATCAAACTGGAGCGGCGCAAGCCGCCGTCTCCGATCCGCCCCGCAAGGGGCTTTTCTGAATGAGAGTGAACCGTGGATATGTCTTTAAACGGTGTCATGCTGGGCAGGTCGTTTGGTACCACGCTAGATGACACAAAAAAATCGCTGCAGTCACTTAGTGATAGCCTCAAACAGGCGCAGGAGCGGCAGCGGCAGTTTAATCAGTCGCTGGAGCGCTTTGGCACTGTCAGCTCACAAGCGATATCCCGTATCGCACAGGCGACATCCCGACTGAGCCAGTCGTTACGTGAACGAGAAACCCAACAGGAACGGCTGACGCGTAACAAGCCGAGTAAGGAAACGTCAGGTAAGAGTCGAAGTGAACTCGCTAGTGACTTTAAGACTAAGCGCGAACAGTTTGGTTTTGTCATGAAGCCAGTTGTGGCGTCGGTCACACACTATGCGTCATTTGAGGCGCAGTTGCGTGGTATCAGCATTGCTCATGATATATCGAGCGAGCAGGAAAAATTGATGGGGCAGCAGCTGCGTCAATCTTCTCAACGGGTGAACCAAACGCCGGATGCGTTGCTCAGCAGTGCCGGAAAGCTGCTTGAGCGCGGCATGTCAAAGGAGCAGGTAAAGGGGATAACGGATCTAACAGAGGTGCTGGGGAAAACGTCAACGGCCTCCGGCGCGGCGTTGACCGACCTTACAGCACTTTCGGTCACGTTGGATAACGTGTTTAACCTGAAAGGTGCGGAGGTGCAGAAAGAGTCCCTCTCACGCATGCTGGCGGGCACGAAACAGGGGTTCTCCACGGCGTTGATGTCGCAATATGTTCCTGCGCTGGCTTCAGGATTTACGGCAATGGGGGCGACGGGTAATCAGGCGCTGAGTCAATTGGTTTCCAGCCTGAGCGCCACGAAAGGTGGTGATACGGAAGCAAACACGGTGGCTCGGCTGGAGAGCTTTATGAATGCCGTGGGGCGAACGGACATTGCCGACAGTTACTACAATGCGGGCGTAGATTATAACGCATCACTCAAAAGCTATATGAAAGGTGGGTATTCACAGTACGACGCTGCGGTTCAGATTAGTAACGAACTTATCGACAGCAAAGGCAGTCAATTCCAGCAACTGTGGGATAAAGCCAGTAAAGCGGGCAACGTAGACGCACAGCAAAGTTTAATGCAGCGCTACGGGCTGCAGGAGGTATTCCGTACGCCGGAAGCGGTAAATCATGCGATGTCGATGAAACAGAACTGGCAGAGCTATCAATCTAACCAGCAGGTGATGAATAGCCCGGCCGCCACGCAAACGCTGGATCTCGACTTCGCCCGGCAGAATGACACATTGACCGCGCGCTGGAACCGAATGACAACGTCATTGATGAATATTGCGCTCAATGTGGGCGAAGCACTGACGCCGGTATTGGTTTCTCTGAGTGATGCGCTGATCCCTATTTTGGATCAACTGGTTACCTGGACGGCAGCGAACCCTGAACTGGTTCGCGGGATCGTGATGGCCGTGGCCGGTTTCTTCGCGTTCAGAATGGCGTTGAGCGGGGCGAAGCTGGGAATGGACATACTGTTACCCTCCTTGCGGAGCGTTTGGAAAGGCATTCAACAGGGGTGGCAGTGGCTTAAAGGGCTAAACCCGAAGGGTTTATGGCAAGGCATTCAACAGGGCTGGCAGTGGCTTAAAACAGGGCTAAATCCGAAGGGTTTGTGGCAGGGCATTCGAACGGCGCTAAGCGAGTGGGCAGGTAGCGCTGGAAAATCAGCAGTAGGACGCATATTTAGCAGTGTGCTGCGTAGCGGTTTTATGATGGCAGCCCGGGGTCTGGTGGGTATGCTGCTGACGACCCCAGTGGGTTGGATAGTTGCCGCGGTTGTTGGGGTAGTTGCAGCAATAGTTGGAATAGGTGCTTTGATTTACAAATATTCCGACCAGATTGCCGAACTTTGGGACCAATGCATATCAAAAATCAGCAGTTTTTTCAATTCTCCGATGGAAACCGTCAGTAACGCTATTCCTGATGGCATCAAAAATTTCTTTAGTTCTGGTCCCAGCGAGGAGTTAATCGCCAATAACAACCAGGCGGCATCTGTGCTGGCCCCAACCCCTGTATCTGCATTGTCGCTACAGCCGACACTGCCTGTTGAATTACCTAAGACGGAAGACACAGTGCCAACCCCGCAACAGCGTGTCGCCATGGCACCGTTTGTCGGCGGCACGAAGGGAAATACCGTCATCACTAATGCGCCCGAACGTGTTCAGGTTGCTTTTTCTCCCACCATTTATCTCAACGGCCAGAAGGCCGCGCCAACGTCTGAAATGACGAAGACGCTGACGCTTAGCATGAATGAACTGGAAAATATGTTGAACAAGCTGCTCGCTCAGCGTGAGCGCAGGGGGTACGCCTGATGTTTGCAGTATTAGGAAATATTGAATTTAAAGTGACCGCCTACTGGGACGGCTTTAATACGTCATTCGGTGCAGATTATGCCGAGCATGGCCGCATTGAAGGTAAACCCGGTCTGCAGTTCATCGGTGCGAAGCTCGACGAGATTACTATTAGTCTGGTGTTTCACAAGCAGTACTGCACGCCGGATGTGGAGTTGAAGCGGTTGACTGAGGCGATGCGGGCGCATCAGGCGATGGCGTTAGTCTTCGGCAATGGGGATTATCGCGGCTGGTTTGTGATTACCGCATTGACCTCGACCAGCCAACATACCGACGCGAAGGGCAACGTATTGGCCATGAATGCCTCGCTAACGCTGCGAGAATACATTGGCGATCCGAAAAATCCGCTCAAGCCGCCTGCGATAGAGACGCCTGTTCCTAATGTTAGCGCCATCACCAAAGCGGTCGATAAAGTGAGCAATTTTGCAGCTTCGCTACGCACGGCTGTCACGTATGCCAAGAAAGCACATTCCGCCGTTAAGGCGGTGAAAACCACCGTTCAGATTGTAAAACGGATGAAGAACAATCCCGAAACCGCGCTGTTGCAAATTCCCGGGCTGTTAACGCAGGTCGGGAATGTATTGACGCCGTTAAGTGAGGTGGAACCGGCATTTAAAAAAGCGGCAGAGGCTATTTCTGATGCAGCGGTTCAGGCAGAGAAGATGACGCCTGAAATTACAGCGGTTAATAAAGCGGCGAATGAAATGCTGAAGCAGGTCAAGCAAGTTGCCGCTTTGTTGCAGGACGTCGACAGCAAAAACGTTATCGAGAAGCTGGAAGCCATCAGCAAACATGTGGATGCCGCGAGCGACACCTTTAAAGGCGCTGAGCCTGCGCTGAGCAAACTGACCGCGGAAATCGTGAAGAGGGTTGAAGCATATGCACCTTGAACATATCACTACACAGGGCGAACGCTGGGATACCTTGTCCTACCTGTATTACGGCGATCCGCTCGGCTATCCGCGGATCATTGCGGCTAACCCGCATGTCCCCATCGTGCCGCTGTTGCCATCGGGTGTGGTGGTGCTGATTCCGATTATTGAACAGGCAGAGGCCAACAGCGCGGAGGACACCCCACCATGGCTGCGTTAACGGAAGAATTCAAGCTGCTTTCTCCTGCGGTGTCGGAAGTGCTGCAACCAGCGTTCACCCTGTGGTATCAGCAAAAAGACATCACCAATGATATCGCGCCGTATGTCACCAGCGTAACGTATACCGACAGCATCAAGAATGAATCGGATTCGATTGAGATCCGGCTCGATGATACCGATGGTCGCTGGATAGATAAGTGGTATCCAGGTACGGGTGACACGCTGTCGCTCAAGCTAGGCTATCTCGGCGAAATGCTGTTTGACTGCGGTACGTTCTCGATTGATGAGATTGAGGTGAGTGCACCGCCTAGCCAGGTGATGATTCGTGGTGTGGCTACATCGGTTAATCGCGCATTGCGAACCAAATCAAGCCGCGGTTTTGAAGATACGACGTTAGCCGCGATTGCGACGCGTATCGCGAAAAAGCATCAGTTGATGCTGGTAGGGAAGATTCAAATCATCAAGATCGATCGCGTTACGCAATATGCAGAAACCGATGTCGCTTTTCTAAAGCGGCTCGCCAGTGAATATGGCTATGTCGTGAAGGTGGTCAGCGACCAGCTGATTTTTTCCCATCTGGCGACGCTGCGCAATCAGGCGTCTGTTCGACAAATTAAGCGAACGGACGTCGCGCGTTTTTCACTGAGCGACACGATCAGCCACGTCTATAAAAATGCCAAGACGAAGTATCAGAAAGGGAGTGAAAAGAAACTGATGGTTTATGAAGCCAACGGTGGCGCGAACAACGAAATGAAGCCTGCCGGCGCTGAGACCAGTGCGGATACGTTGAAAGTTAACGTGCGCGCGGCGGATCCCTCTGGAGCGAGGATGAAAACGGATGCCGCATTGGATGCGCACAACGAAAAGCAACAAAAGGGGTCGATGACGCTGATGGGCAGCCCGCAGTTGGCGGCGGGAAATAAAGTGGAGCTGGTGTCGTTCGGCCAACTTTCTGGCCATTGGTTGATCGAATCGGCTCGCCATATTCTGGAACGTGGCAGTGGCTACACCACGGAGATTGGGTTGATTCGCGGGCCAATTACGGCGGGCAAGCGTAAGCAGAACAGCGGGAAAACGCTGGTGACTTACCACCCGGATGGCAGCCAGACAACGCAGACGGTCAAGAGTAAAAAGGAGGTGCTTCCATGAGTTTATCTCGTCGAATTGGCACGATAAGCGCGGTGGATGAGGTTCGCGTGATGGTGCGCGTTCGTCTACCAGAGTGTGACAATCTGCGTACAGCCTGGCTGCCGGTATTACAGCGCAATACACAGAATAATAAGGATTACTGGTTGCCGGATATTGGCGAACAGGTCGAAGTTCTGCTGGACGGCAACGGCGAGGATGGCCTGGTGCTAGGGGCGATTTACTCCGCTGCTGATGTGCCAACGTTGGCAGATAAGGACAAAAGGGCGGTAACGTTCGCTGATGGCGCGCATATTGAATACGATCGCCGAACGCATACGTTAACGATCAACGGCGGCGTGCAGCATATTGCGATTAGCAGCGGCACTGACGTGGTGGTTAACGCGCAGCGCGTCACGATCAATGCGCCAGAAACGACGGTGACGGGCAAGCTACTGGTGCAAGGGCAACTCACCTACGAGAGTGGGATGTCCGGTTCCGGCGGTGCCAGCCTCAGTGGCGATGTCAGTATCTCCGGCAATGTCAGCGCCAGCGGCAGCGTCATGGACGCTGGCGGCAATTCCAATCACCACTCGCACTAGTGTTTCCCTAAACCGCTTTACAATTTTTTCCTCTCACCGGGGGCGACAATAGCCCCCTATGAAAACTCAATCTGTTTTTTGGCAACCGGCGCTGCAACGTTCTGGCGAGATCGTCGAAGGAACGGCAGATATCATGCAGGCGATTCACATCATCCTGCGGACACCCTGCGGCAGCGACCCACATCGGCCTGACTTTGGTAGCAATCTACATCTGTATCTCGATTATCCGATCGATCGTGCGATTCCGCATGTCGTCAGGGAATCGGTAGAAGCGATCAAACGATGGGAACCTCGCTGCCAGCTACTGGCGGTTAAACCTTCTGTGAATGGGGCTCACCTGACGCTGCACGTTAGCTGGAAAACCGCTAACGGCGCGACACAGACCACGGAGTTGTTATGGCGCTGACAGAACCCAATTTTATTGAACGCGATGCGGCGAAGATTACCGCCGAAATGATCGCGAAATATGAAGCTGACTCAGGGAAAACACTCTATCCGGCACAGGCCGAACGCCTGCTGATCAACCTCTTTGCTTACCGGGAAACTTTATTGCGCAGTGCGGTCCAGGAAGCCGCCAAGCAGAACCTGGTTGCGTTTGCTCGTGCACCGATGCTGGATTATCTGGCGGAATTGGTTGGCGTCTACCGTTTGGCGGCGCAGCCGGCGCGTACAGAGCTGCGTTTTATCCCCGAAACGCCGTTAGTCAGCGATCTGCTGATTCCGGCAGGCACTCGCGTTAGCGCATCGGACAGCGTGATTTTCACTACCGACAGCGACGCGCTACTGAGAGCGAACGGCAACGGGGTCACCGTGCTGGCGACCTGTACCGAAAGTGGCGATGTGGGCAATGACTGGCTGCCTGCACAAATCAGCACGTTACTGGATGATATTGGCGACAGTGATTTACGCGTCGTCAATATCAGCAAAAGCAGCGGCGGTTCCGCTGAAGAAGATGACGATCGCCTGCGGGAGCGTATTCAACTGGCACCGGAATCGTTCAGTACGGCGGGATCGAAACTGGCGTATCGCTTCCATGCGATGCGGGCGCACCAAAACATTGTTGATGTCGCGGTGATGTCGCCCGAACCGGGTGAAGTGGTGCTGTATCCGTTGCTCAGCACGGGTTTGCCGGACAACAGCCTGCTTTCGCTGGTGGAAAGCTTTTGCTCCGACGAACAGGTGCGTCCGTTGACGGATTTGGTCTCCGCTAAATCCCCTAAACAGGTGGATTACACCATTAACGCCAAATTGACGCTGTTTAACGGTGAACAGGCTGGCGTCGTTCAGGCTGCGGCGGAGAAAGCGGTACAGGCCTGGGTTGAAACCCGAACCGCTACGCTGGGGCGCGACATTGTTCCAAGCCAGATTATTGCCACGCTTTCTATTCCCGGCGTGTATCAGGTGGAACTGACTTCGCCGTCATTGATGGTGCTTGATGACAGTGAATGGGCGAACTGTACGGGCATCAATGTCAGCGTCGTCGGGGTGTCGAATGGCTGATTCACTACAACTGCTGCCACCGCCTCTGGCTGCCGACGCCCGCTTTCGCTCGCTGGCGGAGCTGGCCGACCGCTTCGATGACATCGATCTGAATACCTTACTGGTTTATCTGATCGATATTGCAGACAGCAGCGCGTTGCCCTGGCTGGCAGAACAGTTCTCGTTGTTTGGTGACGGTTGGGAGCTGGCGGAATCGGATGATTCCAAACGTGCGCTGATCAAAGCCGCTATCGATCTGCATCGCAGCAAAGGGACGCCCTGGAGCATTAAAGAGATCATCCGCCGCTTTGGCTTCGGTGACAGCACGCTGATCGAGAACATTGGCCGCCTGAGTTATGACGGTGAAACAACCTACAACAACCTGTATGTGCACGGCGACAAAGCGGCGTGGGCAGTTTATCGCGTGCTGCTAAAACAACCGATTACCAACGATCAGGCCAGAATGTTGCGCAATGCCATTGGGATGTTTGCCCCGGCACGGTGTCACCTGGCCAGTATCGAATATTGGGAAGTGCCTATCCGCTACAACCGGACGGCGACATACGACAGTAACTACAATCATGGGAGCGCTTGAACATGGCGAATTTGTCAGAGAACCCGCAATGGGTTGACGGCATTTACCAAATCGAAACGTCGGATCCGGTCGTAGGTGGACCGGATGGCGTATCAAACCGACAGGCTAAAGAATTGGCCAGTCGTACCCGCTATTTGAAAAAAGAGCAGGAAAAAACGGGCAGCGATCTGGCGACGCACGCTGCTGCCGCCGATCCGCATACGCAATACGCGCCAAAAGCAGATCCCACTTTCACAGGGACACCGAAAGCGCCAACGCCGGCAACTGACAGCAATAGTCAGCAGATTGCGACGACGGCATTTGTTAAATCAATTGTTACAGCATTAGTGAATGGAGCACCTGCCGCACTGGATACATTACAGGAATTGGCTAAGTCATTAGGTAATGATCCCAATTTCTCGACGACGGTGTTGAATGCTATCGCTGATGTAAAAGCTGAGGCAGCGAATAAGCTGAATGCACACTCCGTAGCTCTTGATCCACATACGCAATATGCGCCGAAAGCGAATCCAGCATTGACGGGTAAGCCGACTGCACCAACGGCGGCACAAACATCCAATGATACGCAGGTGGCGACAACGGCATTTGTTAAAGCCGCGGTTGCAGCACTGATCAATGGTTCACCTGCTGCACTGGATACGTTGCAGGAATTGGCTAGTGCATTGGGTAATGATCCCAATTTCTCGACGACGGTGTTGAATGCGTTAGCGGGAAAACTGGCAAAAGATCAGAATGGTACGGATATTGCGGATAAGAATCTGTTTGTTAAAAATATTGGCGCTGCCCGTGTTTTTCACGGAGCGATAAATATTGGTGGTGATAGTGGCGCATGGAAAACCTCTGATTTTATTGCTTGGTTGAAGAATCAGGGGGCATTCAACCATCCCTATTGGGTGTGTAAAGGTAGCTGGTATTATGCAGGAAATAAAATTATTACCGATACGGGGGTCGGTAATATTCAATTGGCTGGTGCGGTTATTGAAGTATTTGGAACAGAAGCGGCGATGACCATTCGTATCACTACGCCTTCTGCGGTAAGTGTCGCTGGGGCGATACCCAATGCGCAGTTTACCTATATTAATCATGGTGATAATTATTCCCCTGGCTGGCGGCGGGATTATAACACGCGGAATTTGCCTACAGCGGTGGATGTAGGGGCGATACCATTTTCTGGCGGTACATTAACTGGGGAACTCACATCCGCTAAGCCTGATAATTATCGCATCAGTTACGGTGATTATGGCGTTTATATGCGTAATGATGGTGCGGCTTTTTACACCCTGCTAACAAATAAAGGAGATCCATATGGCAATTACAATGCCCTGAGACCATTTCGAATTCACCTTGAGTCAGGTGATGTTCAAATGTCCCAGAATGTTGAGGTTGAAGGCATTCTTTCAGAAAAAGGGGCTAGAGTTTATAGCTCAAAAAATAAACCGACTCCTGCTGACATTGGGGCGCTACCTGTCGCAGGAACTGCTGTTGCAGCTACAAAATTAGCCACACCGCGTAAAATCAACGGTGTAAATTTTGATGGCTCAACTGATATAACGTTAACTCCCGCAAACCTCGGTTTTAAAGAAATCACTGAAACGGGATCGGGAGCAGGATATTACTGGCGAAAATATGCAGATGCGGCGATAGAGCTTTTTGCCAGCGAAGAAGTCGTAATGGGTTCGAATAAAAATGTTGTATTTCCCATTAAGATTAATGAGGTGATTTTTATCACTGGAAGCGATATCGGGGGATATAATGGTGGAAATGCGTATACGCTACGAATTTCTAATGTAACAAACGCCGGGTTTTTGGTTTCATGGGATAGATTTAATGAGAATGGCATTTGGAACAAGAAAACACTTTACTACCATATAATCGCTAAATCTGTATAAATTGTGGCCCTATTGGGCCACTTTTCATTGTCAGCCTTAAACCACCTCCTCGGGAGGTGGTGATTGTACTTGTGAGGCTATAGCCTGAAGGAAGCCCATGCCAGAAAATTCCAGCTTACTCACCACAAGTAAGAAGGAAATCACTGATATGAGCAGTTATAGAAGTTCAGCACATGTGTTTTGGCGTTGCAAATACCACTTGGTTTGGACCCCAAAATATCGCTACAAGATTTTAATGGGCATAGTAGGGAAAGAGCTTTACCGTTCGATTTACATACTTTGCAATATGAAAGATTGCGAGATATTGGAACTAAATGTTCAACCAGACCATGTTCATCTTGTAGTGATGGTTCTACCGAAACTCTCAATTTCAACGCTAATGGGCGTCCTGAAAGGGCGCACGGCTATTCGGCTGTACAATAAATTCCCGCATATAAGAAAGAAACTGTGGGGTAATCACTTTTGGGCTAGAGGATACTTTGCGGACACGGCGGGAGTGAACGAAGAAATTATCAGACGTTACGTGAGGCATCAGGATAAGAAAGACCAAGAGTACGAACAGCAAATGGAGTTATTGCAGGATTAA